TACCCCTACCCGTCAAAAAAGTAGGGGTAGGGGGAAAAGTCTCCTGAGGGTTACAATAGGCAACTATGGCAACCCTAAATTCGTACATCACAGACGTTCGCAGGCTTCTACACGATGCCAACGGAAACTTTTGGTCTAACGATGAGATTACGGATTACATCAACGATGGGCGTGAAAGGGTAGTACGAGACACTGGTTGCCTGCGTACTCTGCAAATATCCGCTACACCACTTGCGCCAAACGGAACAGCCGCGACAATCTGGTCTGCTGGTCTTGTTGTCACCGCTGGACAGTACATATTCTCAAATATCTTTATCTACCAGGTTACGGTAGGCGGGACTCTGGGTACTACAGCCCCGCCGTACCCCGCGTCAGGAACCAATTTTCCCCCGTCAACGGCTTTTACTAACGGTACAGCTACGCTGTTGTACGCACAAAGTGCAGAAATTATCCCGTTTTCGTCGTTACCTAATGGTTCGCAGACTCTGGATGTTCTTAACCTGACAATCTACTGGGGTAATTCTAGAATCCCCTTGCGTTACCTGCCCTGGACGAACTTTAATGCCCAGTTGCGTTACTGGCAAAACTACGTTGGACGGCCTGTGTGCTTTTCAACGTACGGTCAGCAGCAAATTTACATCTCACCCGTGCCTGACCAGTCATACAGCATGGAAGTAGACACGGTTGTGCTGCCTTCTCCGTTGGTTTTGACCAATCCTACGGTTAATGACTCCATCAACGACCCGTACACCGTTCCTGTGGCGTTCTACGCGGCCTACAAAGCCAAGTACAAAGAACAAAGCTACGGAGAATCTGAGATTTTCCTCCAGCAGTACAACCGCCAAGTACAGAGCGTGTTGAACTCGGTCTTTACGCGCAGAATTCCGGACCCGTATAGCAGTCCTTACTAAGATGGCATCCCAAGAACAGAAAAAAACTTACACTGTTCTGAAGACGTTCGGGGGCATCAACACAAAAGCCAACCGGACAGCCATTAAAGACAGTGAATTTGCTTGGTTGGAAAACGCCATGCCTATTGGCGACTCCAACATCAAGATTGTTCCTGCTCAAAGCGCGGTTAGAGATAGCACAGGCAATGTTGTTGTGTTTTCCAACACAACTTCTTATCTAACTTCGACAAATATCAACGTATCTGACTACATAGTCAGTTTTGAGACAGACGGAAGCGCACAAGCATTCAATTTGAACAGCAATGTGACCAGCAACGTAGCAATTGCAGGCACATTCAGTAACGCAAACGTCAGTTCTGCTCAGTGGAAAAACCAAAGACTGATCATTGCCGATCCAGACAAAGGATTGTCTAGTTGGGATGGTGCAAACGTAGTTTCTATAGGGTCAGTTGGCCTGATAGCCGTTTCTAACCCAGGTTCTGGCTACACTTCTGCGCCAAACGTGGTGATCAGCGCACCCAACGATGCTAACGGGGTGCAAGCAGTAGCCACGGCCACGATCGTCACCGGATCTGGTGGAATAAGATCTGCGTATGTAACATCTGGAGGCAGTGGATACACTGCTGTTCCAGACGTGACCATTGGTCCACCTAATATCACAGGTGGAACCAGGGCTACAGCAGTTGCAAGCATCAGCGGTGGTGCGGTTGTCTCTATTGGAATTGTTGAATCAGGTTCTGGATACACATCTGTACCTTCTGTTAGTTTTTCTAGCGGAGGTGCTGCTGCTACAGCAGTCATTTCTACGGGCGGTGTCAGCAGCGTCTTTCTGACAAACGCAGGTAGTGGGTACACATCAGCTCCAACCATCACTTTTTCTGGCGGTGGCGGGTCTGGCGCTAACGCTATAGCCCAAATCGTCACGTTCAAGACGGGAACAGTTAGCATCCTGCTCAACAACGGTGGGTCTGGCTATACGTCAGCACCAACGGTGGCTATTAACGGTGCTAACACCACTCCTGCAACTGCTACAGCTATTGTTTTAGGGAACACGGTCTCATCAATTGTGATGACCAACCCAGGTGCAGGGTACACAACCGCAAACGTGACTCTTTCTGGCGGTGGATTCACTACCGCTGCCAACGTCACGGCAGTTGTAAACACGGATCAGATAGTTTCTACCGCTACATTCTCGGGTAGAACCTGGGTGGCGGCAGGAAGAACCGTCTACTACTCGGCAGCAGATTCGTATAGTGATTTCACCAGCGTGTCCGCCGGATCGTTCACCATTTCAGACTCTACGTTGCACGGCAACATCCGTGCCCTGCTGTCAGCAAACAACTTTTTGTACATTTTTGGCGAGACAAGTATCAACGTCTTTTCTGACGTTAGGGTTGACACCAACGGTCAGACTATTTTTACCAATACCAACGTTTCTGCCAGCGTAGGAACCAAGCGTATCTACGCTATCTACCCGTTCTTTAGAGCTGTGCTGTTCATGAACGACTACGGAATCTATTCCTTAGTAGGTTCTACCACCAGCAAGTTGTCAGACCCTCTTGACGGGATATTCCAGAACATTGACTTCACCCAGCCGATCAGCGGTGGTCAAGTCCTACTGAACAACATACTATGCGCGGCATTCTCCTTCACTTACAACGACCCGGCAAATGGAGCGAGAAAGGTCCAGGCAGTGTTTTTCGAGAAGAGGTGGTTTCTAACCTCCCAAGGAGCGTTGGACTACATCACTTCCGTCCCTACAGCGGGGGTCATTCGCCTCTATGGGACCGCAAACTTAAGCCTTTACCGTCTCTATGCTAATTCTACTGCCAATGTAGCAACTATCATTCAGACTGCTCTCATGCCTATGGGTGACCCCATACGGACCAAGCAGGCATTGAAGTTTGGACTAGAAGCTCAGTTACAAGCATCGTCTACTCTGTTCATCAGTGTAGACAATGAACAAGGGATTGGATCGACTGGTGCTTATACTATAGACAACTCGGTTGTTTGGCTGAACAACTACTACCAACCAGTAACGTGGCAAAACAATAGTTTGCAGACGGTTGGATGGGAAACGTCTTACGGGTACTCTTTATACAAGTCAGATGCCCAACAGTACGGAAAGTATCTTGGGTTAACCATAAATAGCAACAGTGCCGGATATACTGTGAATACTTTTGAGTTTGAACACGAATTGAGAGCGAGGTTCTGATGACTGTCCCATACGCTTTTGCAAATGCAAGCGGGAACATTGCCCTTGCTAAGTTGGACGCCAACTTCAACACTCCAATCACGATTGGCAACACGTCTGTCTTGCTTGGGAACACAGTCACAACGCTCAACAACCTTACTCTTGCTAACGTAACTGTCACAAGTGGAAATGTTGCATTTATCATTCCTGCGTCCAGCGGAGGCACTGGGCTGGCATCTCCTGGGAACTCAGGAAATGTTCTCACAAGCACCGGTACTGCTTGGATTAGTAGCGCAAGTTCAGGCGGCAACGCCACGGTTGCTGATGGTTGCATATATTTGAACAGCCTGACGATCAGCAATAGTTACACCATAGCAGCAAATTTAGGTGCAATGTCTGTCGGACCAATTTCTTTTGCTGGAGGAGCCAATGTTTCCATCTCTAGCGGATCCCGTTACCTTGTATTTTGAGGATTAAAAAATGAGTTCAATTTCTGCTGGAACCGGAACTGGAGCAGGTTTAGTATTTTCTTCGGACACCACCGGATCGTTGGTGTTAAACGCTAACGCCACTACTACTGCGCTGACGCTGAACACTTCGGGTGCTGTTGGGGTTGGTACCTCTCCGTCTTACGGAACTTCTGGGCAAGTTTTAACATCCTCCGGTAGCACTGCCGCTCCAACGTGGTCTTCTGTTCAGGCGCCAATTACGCTAACAACGACCGGCAGTTCTGGCAACGCTACTTTTGTAGGAACAACTCTTAATATCCCGAATTATTCTGGAGGAGGCGGAAGTGCTGCAACGCCCTCGACGTTGGGAACGGTATATGGAAAAACACCAACAACGGGTACGGGGCTAGCCACATTATTGGGATATAACACTCCAAGTTCTTATAGTGGAAACGGAACAACAGGCATTGGATTTAATGCAATAGCGTCCCTAACTGGCGGAAATTATAATACAGTAGTTGGTTATCAATCGCTATTCAGTCTTGTAACAGGCGCTCAAAACACTTGCGTTGGATATTTTTCTGGATTTAATTACAACGCAACAGGGAGCGGAAATCAAACTTTTGTAGGTTATTATGCTGGTGGAGCAGCTACAACCGGAAAAAACAATACATTTGTTGGAGTTGGATCTGGACTATCTGTAGATACTGGAAATACAAATACGGCTATTGGTATAGCCTCTATGCAACTTGCATCTCCAACCACCGTAGTAAATTCAACTTGTATTGGAGCAAATACTGACGTAACTGGAAACAACCAAGTTCAAATCGGAGATTCTTCGACAACCACTTACGTTTACGGAACAGTTCAAAATCGTTCAGACTTGCGCGATAAAACAGACGTCCGTGATACCCAACTTGGTTTGAGTTTTATTAATGCTCTTAGACCTGTTGATTACAAATGGGATATTAGAGAAGATTACAGACCAGAAAAGCCCGAAGACATTAGTGACAAAGACGCGATGGATGCTTGGCGTCAAGCGTCTAATTTGTCAGTTTTGGTTCACGATGGCAGCAAAAAGCGTGGCCGATTCCATCATGGGTTGATCGCCCAAGAGGTAAAAGCCGTTCTGGATGCCCAAGGTATTGACTTTGGTGGATATCAAGATCACAAAGTCAAGGGTGGAGAAGACGTTCTGTCGATTGGTTACGACGAATTGATTGCACCACTAATCAAAGCAATTCAAGAATTGACTGATCGAATCAAAGTACTAGAGGCCAGATAAGATGGGAATTCAAGCCTTTACCCCTATGGGGAACACCGTAACTTTTACAGCTACCAACAGTTCTCCAACTACGTCCACCCAAGCTGCGTCTACAACCCTTGGTGGAAATCAGTATCGAATCATCAACAGCGGTAATGTTACGGTGTTCATGGGATACGGGCAGTCCAACGCCAGCGCAGTAGCCAATGCTGTTGTAGTCACCAGTACTCAGTCATCTATCCCGCTATTGTCAGGCACAGATGAGATCTTGACGTTTACTCCTAACGCTTACTTTGCTGGTATAACTAGCAGCGGCAGTGCTGTGATATACATTACTCCAGGCGACGGGGTGTAACATGGTTTTAAAGACTGTTTCTACTCTTGGTGCTACCGGTGGTGGAGGCGGTGGTTCTGGAACGGTGACCTCTGTTGGCATGACTGTGCCAACCTTTTTATCGGTTACTGGGTCTCCAATTACTACTAGCGGAAACTTAGCTGTTTCTTTGTCGGGGACTGCTTTACCTGTTACCAGTGGTGGGACTGGTCTTATAACAGTTCCTACTGGCAACGTAGTTATTGGTAATGGAACTTCTGCTCTGTACGGAATTGCACCAGGAACATCGGGTAACGTACTAACTAGTATTGGTGGAGTCTGGACTAGCAACGCTGCTGTTGGCGGCGGTGGCTCTCCCGGTGGAAGCACAACTCAGGTTCAATACAACAATGCTGGTGCATTTGCTGGCGCTGCCAACCTAACAACTGACGGCGCTAACGTAACTATTGGATCTGCAAACACCCTTAGGTTTGCAAATCTTACATCTACTAGATATGTTGGATTCAAAGCCAACGCAGTTGTTGCTGCCAACGTAACGTGGACATTGCCGGTTACAGATGGAACTGCCGGTCAATTGTTAAGCACCGATGGAGCGGGGAATTTAAGTTGGTCTAGTGTATTACCAACTCCAGCACTTGCTGTCCAATACCTTGTTGTTGCGGGTGGTGGTGGTGGAGGTCGGGAAAGTTATGCTAGTGGTCTTGGTGGTGGCGGTGGAGCAGGCGGTTTATTAGCAAACACAGTTACATTGACCACAGGTATAAATTACACAGTTACAATTGGTGGTGGTGGTGCAGCAATTGCTTCCGGTGGTTCTGGTAGCGTCGGAAATAACGGCACTGCATCGTCAATTTCTGGCAGCGGATTAACCACTATTTCAGCAACCGGTGGTGGTGGTGGTGGTGGTGGAACCAACTCGGGTACATTAGCTGTCGGTAATGGTGGATCAGGAGGCGGTGGCGGCGGGCTGTCACAAGCTGGTGGCACTGGCGTTTCGGGTCAAGGTTTTGCGGGGGGAACGTCTGCCGCGTCACTATCCGGCGGTGGCGGTGGATCAAGTGCTGTTGGTGCAGATGGAACTGTTTCAGGCAATGGTGGTGCCGGTACTACTTCTTCTCTTGGTGGTTCTACATACGCTGGCGGTGGCGGAGGTTCTGCTTACACCACGCAAGGATCGGGTGGTGCTGGCGGCGGTGGAGCTGGCGCCAAATACAACACCTCGGCTGGAGTAGCAGGAACTACAAACACCGGTGGCGGTGGCGGTGGCGGTGCTAACGGCACAACAAACGGTTCTGGTGCTGGTGGTTCCGGTATTGTTATTCTTAAATACCCAGACTATTACACAATAACAATTGGTTCTGGTCTTACTGGATCAACTGGTGCTGCTTCTGGTGGTTTCAAAACAACCACAATTACAGCCGGGACCGGAACGGTTACTTGGTGATAAAAATGGCACATTACGCTGAACTAAACCACGAAAATATTGTTACCAGAGTAATACCAGGACCAGATGAAGGCGAAAAATCTGGTATGGAACAATTGTATCTTTTGCAGACCGGAAATGTCTGGAAGCGAACCAGTTACAACACTATTGGCGGTCAGCACCCAGATGGAAAACCATTTCGCAAAAACTATGCCGGTATTGGATACAAGTACGATGAACAGCGTGATGCGTTTATCCCTCCTCAACCGTTTCCGTCTTGGATTTTGAACGAAGATACTTGCTTGTGGGATGCTCCTGTTTCAATGCCTACTGATGGTCAGCTCTATCACTGGGATGAGGCCACTACTTCATGGGTGGTAAATGAGTGACACTACTGAGACCAAACTAGCCGTGCACGAAGCTATTTGTGCTGAGAGATACAACAAGATCTCTGATACCTTGGCTTCTGGCGACAAGCGTATGACCAAGATTGAATATCTTTTGTACGCTGTTATGGTTGCGGTGTTGTTTGGTCCAGGTGCTGCCGCTGAATTTTTCAAGAAATTAGTTGGTCTGTAATGGAAATAGTAGAACTTTTTCTCAAAGCATGGCCTGTACTACTTGGTATTGTCACGTTAATTGTAGTGCTGTCTAAGTTAGATCTTAGAGTCGCGGTGCTAGAAGAAAAAATTAAGTCTGCATTTGAAATCATCAATAAGATGAGAGACAAATGATGGACATGGATAATTTATCTTATGTTGAGTTTGGAGATGTAGACGGTTTAGGTGTAATGCTGTTTGAAAACGGCGTACAACACAAGTTGTTCTACGAACAGTTGGCTGACAAGGGTATCTTGATACCTCAGTATCCTATAACAGATGCAGATCCTGATAACTTAGATGACTGGTTGTTTGTTCACAACCAAGAGCATGAAAGAATTGCTAGTCAACTAAACTTAGACAATCCTTTTCAGTTAATTAACGCAGATTGGAATGTTGAAGATGACTTCTATGACTGGATAGGGGTGCATCTGAGTATTCATCAACAGATTGTTAAAGTGTTAAAACTGTAATGGACCCACAACTAGAACAAGCACAGGCCGCAACCCAGCAGTTCATGCAACAGTTTGGGTTAGATGCCAGAACAATGGCGTCTATAGGGCAAATTGCACAGGAAGCAATACGGGACAAAAGTTTGTATGCGCTCCTGCGTGAACAATTGTTGGGTAGTCAAATCCTCACAGAGAAAGAATTGCCAGAACAGATCAATTACATGACTTTGGCTGCACTTGCGTCTATGGGCGCATTGGCGGGAGGTCAGTAATGGCTATAGATGCAGATGGCAACTTCTACAACCCATACTCACCGGGAAGCTATGAGTATGAGATGGAGGAAGGCACTCGTGGTCAAGAACCTACTCCTGGTCCAGAACAAACTTTTTATGTAACTCCTGATCCACTCAGGGTTCAACAGCCGACTCCTCCCGCTGGATTCAATACTTTTAATCAAATCACGGGTCTTATTCTATCTGTTGCGACTATGGCGGTTCCCGGTTTAGGAGAGATGATTGGTGCGTCAATTCTTGAAGGTCTTGGCGTTAGTGGTGCGAGTGCCGCTGTAAAAGCGGGTGTCGGTGCTGCTGCGCTATCTGCTGGGTCTACTGCTGCACAAGGCGGTAGCGTTGAAGATGTACTCAAATCAGGCGTTTCTGCTGGAATTGCTTCTGGACTAAACGTAGGAATTGGCGGAGGAGTTCCTGGATCGGTAGCAGGATCTGCTGCGGGAACAGTAATCAAAGGCGGTGATGTCAGCCAAGTAATCACCAATGCTCTTGCTGCCGGTGTTGGAGCTGGTGTTCAAGGTGCTTTGCCTAACAATCCTGATGCAGGAAAAATTATAGGTTCTGCCGCTAGGACGTACATATCGACTGGTGGGAATCTTGATAAGACTCTGTTAAACACGGCTGTAACTGCTATAGGTACGTTAGATCAACCTACAACTTATGCCAAAACCACTACTGCGCAGCCAGCACCAGGCGCTTCTCCATTCCAGTACGGTAACGATACTTACCAAGAATTAGATGACGGTACTGCAAAAGTTACTACGCAGTCTGGAAACGTAAGAATTCTTAGTGCAGAGACGTTCAACGAGATCAAACAAGATTACGCTTCAGATGTTGCTTCTGGCGCTGTTCCATCTCCTTCTGGTCCGGTTATACCACCACAAACAATTTCTGAAACCGCACCGACTGTTTCACCCACAGTTACTGATGTAGATGTGATCAAACAGATTCAGGCGCAACAGCAAGCGGTCCCAGAAACAATTGCTCCATCCCCTCCCCCTGCATCTACGGAACCTGCTCCCACTCCTGCGTCTACGACTGAATTAGAAAAGGTTGCTGTCAATGCACCGAGTGAACCAGATATTTCTCCTGTAGTTACTGATCTTGATTTGATTAAACAGGTTGCACAACAACAACCTTCTGTTCTGACTCCAGAAAAATTAGAACAAGTTATTGTTCAAGGTCAAAAAGACACGGCAAACGTAGCACCTGTTGAAACAGGTATAACCACACCTAGACCAGATACAACTCGTGGTATTGCGCTGCCTCCCGTTGAAGTTCAAGCGACTACTGAAAAGTTGCCAGAACCTGGTTTTGAAGAGTACAAACCTCTTCCAGAAAAAAAAGTTTCTGACGTTGTTACTGACGCTACCGCGCCTGTTACTGGTCCGTCTTTGGATCAAGTTACCGTTACCGGCACTAGAGACCTAGTAGATCCGTTCGTTGATATAGCGCCACCTCCTGCACCGACAGAGCTATCAAAAGTAGAAATATCTGCTCCTCCGATTTCACCAGAAATCACGGACCTTGATCTGGTCAAACAAGTCGCTGCGCAGCCAACGCCAACGGTTGACCCAAAAGCGTTAGAGCAAGTCATAGTTCAAGGACAAGGAGCTAACGTAGCAAATGTAGCGCCTGTCTCAACAGAAATAACAGCACCTCGTCCAGATACAACGGCTGGATTACCAACGCCAGCAGTCGACCAACAAACATTGCAGCAAGTTATTGTTCAAGGTCAGGGTGCTAACGTAGCTAACGTGGCTCCTGTTGAAACCACCGTACCTAGTACAACGGTCCCATCTACGGTTGCGGTTGCCACTCCTACTCCAGCGCAACCTTTCCCAACACCAACTATTACGCCCGTTGCGGAGCCAGAAAAAGAAGCGCCAGTTGTCACTGATGTTCCAACAATACGTCCAGATACAACTGTTGGATTGACTTCTCAACAACCAGATCTTGGCAGAGTTAATGTTAATTATGTAACAGATCCGTTTGTAGACATTGCTCCTCCACCGGATCTTGGCAGAGTTAATGTTAATTATGTAACAGATCCGTTTGTAGACATTGCTCCTCCTACTGAGTTAGATAAGGTTACCGTCACTGCAAAACCAGAAGAACCTGTTGTTGAGTCTCCTACTCTTTCAGAAATCAAGGCAGAAGAGCCTGAAAAACCCAAACAAGAACCCAAAAATTTATATCCAACCGTTACAAGTATTCCTCCTCGCAAGAAACCTAGAGCACCATCTATAATTACTGGTGCTAGTCCTGCTCGATTGTTGGCAGACGCTCTTGCTGCTTATAGGCCAGCAGGTGCGATAGAAGGTGAAGAGTCTGGGAAAGAAAGGCAAAATGTCTGGAATGAGAAATCACTGCGTCTCAAAGACGCTCTGGGGTTGTAAATGAGTGAACTACGCAACATGACCCGTATGGGTGGAGATCTCCGCAAGATTGCCCGTCTTCTACAAGACAAGGGCAGGAACGGAGATACAATCCTGGCGCACATCAACCCCCGTGAGGCTGCGCTTCTGCGTGAGCAAGGTGGGTCTGGGACTATCAACCCAGAGACCGGCCTTATGGAATTTGAAGACGGTCTTGATTACTCTCCGGAGCAGGGTGGATTTGAGAGTCCAAGTGTTGGTGACTACTCACCGGAACAAGGTGGATTTGAAGCACCACAAATTTTCTCCGCACCAACCGTTGGAGAAGGGATTGACCTGACTGGTGGACCCTATGCTCTTACTTCTACTCCGACTTTTGGAGCAAGAGGTGCTGAAGCCGGCCCTACTCCAACGGACTATTCTCTTGCTGGCGTTCGTCCTTCTCCTACCGCTTTGGGGGAGACCATGGCTGGCCCACAAGGAGGGCCATCACAACAAAAAGGATTTTTGGAGTCTTTGTCAGGCGGTGATAAGGCTCGTCTTGGGTTAGCAGGGTTGCAAGGTCTTTCAACCACGCTCATGGCTAACAAAGCACGAGCTGGCGCCCAGAGAGGTGCAGAACAGATCCGTCAGGTAGGCGCACCGTACACTCAGCAAGGCTTGGCAGAAAGATCCGCTGCTCAACGTGGTGAACTAACTCCTGTTGGTCAACAGCAGTTGGATGCCATGAGAGCAAGAGCAGCCCAGGCAGGAGTCGCTCGTGGTGGCGTAGGCGTGGCCCAACAGCAAAGAGCAGAGGAAGATCTGCGTCAGCGTCTCAACGCCGCTAGGGAGTCGTTTGGCTTACAGTTGAGCCAGATGGGTGACAAGTACACTATGGATGCCATTAAAGCAGGGATGCAGGCAGACGCAGAGGTCAATCAACTCTACAACCAAATGTTTGGTAACCTTGCCAGGATTGCTGCACCGACAGTGATTCAACCTGGAGCCAAGTAATGGCTACACAATTCCTCACAGAAGCACTTGGAACCGCCTTGGGATCTCCCGCTATGGGAGGTTTACCCAAGTTACCTGCTGCTGAAAAGAGGATTGGTCCGTCTCCAGAAGAAGAT